AATGCCTGTTTTAATAATACGAATATCAACCAAAGAAACTCTCCAAGTTTGATGTTTTTTCCTCTAATTTTTTAAATCTTTTGTATTCCATATTTTCTTCGTGTTTTTTAGTAGAAATAAAAACTCTATTTTTTTCATTTGAATATGGCATCAATAATGATTTACCATTTGTTGGATGTACCATAGTTCTATAAGGAATAGTTAGTCTTGATGCTTTTTCATAACTATTATAAATTTGTGCAACATACTCTTTATAAAAGTAACAACGCGGATGTGTATCAACATTAAAATATTCAAATTCTTCGTTAAATAAGTTTTTGACAGTTAGTGGTTTTCTTTTTGATTTGGTTTTAAGCTTAACTTCTTCAAATAAAAGTTTTTGAAATATTTCTCTATCATATTTAAACCATTCACCACGCACACGGAGATGATTAAATTTATTGTGATATTTGCGTTCCAAGTTAAACGCAGTTTCAGCTGAATCGCATTTATCATAGTGTAGAACAAGCAATTCATTAGGATTTCCAGTTTGTAAACCGGACAATCTTTCATGGATGTCATTTGCTTTTCCAATTTTTATTGCATTAGATATAGTATCTAATATAAAGTAAACATAACTCATAATATATTTTATCCAAAGAAACTCTCCAACGAATTAGATTTTTCAGCCCTCCAATTAATACAATTTAAAATGATTTGTAATGGGTCAACAAAGGACTTTTGAAATTGTGTTTCGTAATCAATAAATTCTTCTACACGAAATTCGTTTGGCATTTTACTTGCAAAAGAAATAATATCGGTCTTGAAGATATTTGGTTCACGAAGATATATAAATTTAATCTTTTCACCATTTTGAATCTTTTGATATTGTTTAGATATATTTAACAGGTCAAGCATATGATTATACACTAAAGCGCCACGAACATGGATTGGAGTGCCTTTGGCCCATATATGTTTATTATCTTTATATTCACTTAAACCATTCATTGACCTAGGAAAAGCAATATCTTCTACAGGCATCTTTTTAAATTCATCACGAAAGTTTTCAATCATGGTGTGTAGTTGATTTTCAGTTCCTGTCATAATAATATGCAAGGCTTCTTTAATCTTATCACGACAAGCTGTTGGTGTGGATGATTTAATGGCTTCAAGGCCTGTAATTTTAATTTGTGGTTCGGTATATTGAACGCCTTCTGAATTATGCACATTCATAATGTATCTTTTCTTAGCAGTCCAGATAGCTTTATCGGCCAAATTTTCACGCTTCATTTTCATTTTTTGGCCATAAGCATGAACATAATTTGCCAATTCTTCATATGCTTTATCAATATATGGTTGAAATTTATCTTCGCATATTTTATCCAAGAAAGCAATCACTTTGCTCGTATCAGGAGTATCTTTGAATACTGAATTGACCAGAGGTTCAAGGTTCAAATAAACCGAATCAGTATCAATTGCAATTACAAAATCTTTGTCATCAGTTTTTAATAATTTATTGAGATACTCGTTTAGTTTTCTTTCAATCCATTGAATACTTAACTGACCCGCCATGGTAATGCCTTCTGCTTGGCGTATATCAAAGAATCGGAAGTATTCAGAACCCAAAGCACCATACGCTGAATTCAAACATTCTTTTTTAGTGAGTTGTAGATTTGCATAACGAGATACTAATGCACCATATTCTTTTTTGGCCTCTGTTGATGTAGCCACTTCATACTTCTTCTTGGCATCCAACATAGCATCTTTATATTTTGTTCGGTCATTATACATCTTTTCCAAAATCTCTGGTAAGAAACCTTGTTTATTTGTTCTGAAGAATTGGCCATTAGGTGTAATCGTTACACCTTCTAAACCACTCAAATCAATTTTTTGGTGTAATAGTTTTTCTACTGTAACGCCTTGTGCAATTATATCCCTCATTCTTGGTGTATAATCTTTTGGTTCAATTATAGTATCTGGCGCAATATTATATTGCATCATTAAATGTGGATAAAGTGAATTAAGGTCAAAAGATGCTACCCAATTAAATAGACCGATTTGTGGGTCTTTTACATATGCACCTTCATAAGCTTGATTCTTTTTAGATACAAATTTTGGAGGAACTACAATCTTTTTGTGATAGAGATAATTGTGTGCAATTGTATCCCACATACGAACTTGAGCGAAGATATCATCATAATTTACTTTAGCATCATAAGCAATCGTAAGTGCCATTTCAATTAGGCGACCTTTTGCGTTTAGTTTCTCAACAAGCTCAACATCTCGTATGTTATACTCAATAAACTTTTGATAATTCTTTTTATATAAATCATAGAGACCATCATATTCACTATATGAAATCTTTTGACCAACGCCTTCAGTTTGTGCAATATGGTCTAAACGATACGATTCTTGTGAACGATTTGGCGAAAACTTACGGAACAAACGCATATAGTCTAGTGTCACACACCCTAGAAGCTCATAAATTTGAAATTTTCGGTTGTATAGAGTATCTTCACGAGCATTAATTATACCCCATGGAGATAACTTTTTGGCTTCTTCTTCACCAGATATTCTACTGATACGGTTGACCAAATATGGAATATCAAAACCATAAATGTTCCAACCGGTCATCGCATGAGGAGATTTTTGTTGCCAGATAATTAAGAACTCTTTGATAAGAGTATATTCATCTTTACAGAAAATGTATTGAACATCATCACGGTGTTTTTCATAAACACCACAACCAAAAGTGTAATACTTTGGGTCATTAGAAAATTTAACGGTAATGGCTGTAATTGGTTCAGATGCTGTTTTAGGTTCGGGGAATCCATTTTCAGAACCAACTTCAATATCAACATTAGCAATACAAAGATGTTCGTATTTCCAATCAATGATTTCTTCAGGATGTTGTTCAGCGATAAGGGCATACTGATACATGGTGTTGCCATATATCTTAAAGTTATCTACTTCAGCATATCGCTTAACGAAATCACGAGCTTCACGAATGTTCTCAAACTTCATTGGCTCAACATATTCACCATGAAGCGTTTTCCATTCTGTCACCTTTTTAGATGGTAAATACAGAATGGGTTTATATGCTACTTTACGCTTGACTTGTTGACCGTTGGATATTCCACGATAAAGGATTTGATTGCCATAAGTTATGGCACTTGTGTAATAATTTGACATTCAAGGAGTATATCACACTTTTGGAATAATTGAGGCAATTTCAATACCTACACCAAACACCTTATTATACTGATTCTCTAATTCACGGACAGGCTCAGTAAGACATAAAACATTGTCCATTGAAATTTTAATACCTGTTCTGAATTCAGAAGCGAATTCTAAAAATGGTGCAAACCCCATAACTGTGCCATCTTTTGATGGTTGAACGATTACCTGAACGGGTTGCTTGATGATAATTTCATTCTTATCGCTACAATCAACTTCACCGATAAGTGTTTGTGTTGTTTTAAGTGTGACTAACTTTAATTTCATATTATAATCCAATTGTTAAACTTGCTGGTAAAACGCCGATAGTAACCCATCTTTTTGGGTATAACATCTCACGGCCCCTAAATTCATTCATATCATGAGTTGGATCTTGAATCCATCCAACAACTTCAACCATGTTATCATATTCACGGAAGAATAAATCATAACGGTCTGCACGAGGCATTTTATGTTCAATGGCCAACTTCTTTGCTACTTCACGAGTGTTCATTCTTTTCTTTCCTTAAAGTCATAGAAAAAATCATTGTTGTTTCTGGCAGAGTGTTTAGCATTTTTTTCTACCGAATACAACTTTGTCGCTATTTTAAAATCTGGTGTTTTGAATTCAGGTACTGTTAAAGAAGCATCATAGAACAAAGTTTTATTATTTGGTTGAGCAGCGAACTGTCCATTGTCCAACTTAATAAAATTATAGCTCTTATGTTCTTCTACTGTTTCTGAAAATCCTGTATTCAAATAACCAGGGTCATTTTGGCAAAAATCTACGGTGAACATATACTCACCATAATGCCATTTTCTGTCTTTGTCCAAGAATTTACATTTTAACATTCGTAAATTATCTTTTTCAATGACAGTAATATTATAACTCAAACAGTCCCAAATTTGCAAGTAATCCAAAGGTAAAGTTGCATTTTTAAGGTCTATTTGCCTTGATACAAAAGCATGTAAAGGAAGCTTATCATAAATGGCGCCGTAGTTGGGCAATAGTGCTTCAATACGAAATGCTTGGCCTTTAATACACTTAATCGTCATCCAGATACAAGGTTCATATTCACCAAAGCCTTTTTCAAAGTCATAGAGAAACTCCTTCTTTACATAACATTGAATTGGTGGTAAATTGTGGACTAGGAATGCCATTATGCTTTCTTTTCTAATTCGTATTGATAGGTTCTTTGACGAAGCTCAGTAGAACTAAAACGATGTGTCCTTGAATTGTATATTATATCTATGTTGCGGTCAACACAAATTTGTTTACCGGTGAAATCTTTACCGTGATATTCTTCACCAATGAATCTTTTATTGAGCGGTAGAAACATGAGTAAGTCTTCAAGGTCTCTTTCTGTTTCATATACGATAATCTCATCAATATATTTTACAGCTGATAATTGAACATATCTTTCAACAATAGATTGAACTGGTTTATTTTTAATTTGTGGTCTGTCAATAGATGGGTTGGTTTGTAAACCAACAATTAAATAATCACATTGAGATTTAGCTTCCGCTAACATTAGAATATGACCCGCATGAAGCAAATCAAAAGTTGATGCTGTGAATCCTGTAATCTTACTATTTGTCATATTGTATTACACCCCTAACATTTTTTTGTAGAGCTCTTTTTTCTTTTATTTTAGCAATAGTTTCGGGACTATGTTTATATCCTTTTCGTGATTTTTTCCAATTATCAATAGCTTCTGGAGTTTTCTTTTTACCTTTCATGGCTCGTGAGCGTTTTTGATTAGCTTTTTCTAATGTGCCATCAGCTCTTTGGCGCTCTACTCTTTTTAATGCCCCTTGTCTAATTTTTTCAATTTCTTCTGGTGTTTTTTTTCTACCTTTGTTAGCCATACCTTGTTTCATTCTTAATATTTGTTCTTTGCCTATTCTGCCAGACAAAGCTTGCCAAGCACAATAATCTTGCCAATTGCCATGTAGTTCGTATAATTTACGATGAGCTTCAGCGTGGTCTTCTACGGTTAATTCAATTAGATTGGATGGTTCATCGGTACCACCTAGATATTGTGGTATAATGTGATGTATCTGTTTCATACATATATTTAGTTTATTTCTTACTTCAAAACCTATTTATTTTAGGCAAAAATAAAGGGAGCAAAAGCTCCCTTTATTAGTTTTAAAACAGCTAATGCTGGTTTGAATTTTGTAGAAACGAATAATTACTTATTCATTACATACATGGTAACTTCAACAATTTTGTTATCGGTTGGGCTCTTTATCCCTACCTTCAGTATATTTCTATACTGTTCAGACTATATCATCACTATTTCTAGTGTTGGGCACTCGTGTCAGCTTCATTACTGTTCTAGTAGTATGCTGTTAGTCGTTGAACCTTTCAAATATTCCTATTTGACTTGGATGCTGATTGTCTTCAACTTAATGGTCAGATTTTCCAGCAGTTCACCCAATTTTACTTGGTCTTAAATAGTTAAACCAAAACGCATTTCTGTAGCAGCTGGTTTAGTCCACATGGTATTTCTCCTTAGATTTATAAAGTTTATTTTATAAACCAAATCATTAGAGAGAACGGCCTTTATCTCGGTCATTCAAAGTCTAACTTGAGTTTTATCGTTAGTTTTTTACACTAACATCCATATTTTATAACACTTTCAGCTAAAAGTCACTACTGATAATCATTAACTACTACTACTGTTTATCTGTTTAAATTAGGCAATTAATCCTGGTTTATAAACTGTTTTGCCGTTTTCTTTTACCGCTGTTAGAGCTTGTTTCTTTAAATTATTAGCATCATAAGATACATGAACCCAACCAGAATCTGGAATACCTGGTGTGTAAAACTCAAGAATCAATTGTGTGAAATCTAAATTGTCTTTAATCCATTGCGCTAATTCAGCATTAGGCACACCTGGAATTTCAATGTCTGCGGCCTGACCTTTACAATGGTCAGATGTTTTAGAACCACCTACAGCTGCATTAACCTCTGGCGCTCTATAACCAGAATTCACTTTAACTGCAATACCATATCCTTCACGAACTGGTTGTAAAACATTCTCACATAGTGTTCTTAAATTATCCACAACTTCTTGTGGCGGAGTATTATCTAAATCATGGC